GTACCTGTAGACTTGACGCCAGCTTTCGAAATGGAAGTGTTAGTAAACAGAGGTGTCGGCAGCGTCGATTGGGATGCTGAAGAGTCTAACAGGACTAAACCAAGGTTAGCGGAGTTTGACAAAACACTGATTCTGACCGAATGTGTAAAGCTTTTTAAGCGTGCTTATAGTACAGGTAGCCGGCCTAAGAAAATGAAATGGGAGAAATACTGGAAGAATAGGTACCAGTGGGCACCTACAGGAGCATTCCATTCTCAGTATGCCGAGGATTTGACGTATTTGGCAAAAGACAGATTGTGTCGTAATAAGCTAGACACACTAACGAAAATGCCTAAGAGACAATTGGAGTATTTTTTGGAGAGGCCACCTCAGATAAGAGCATGGGCTTCTACCAAATACGAATGGACAAAGATGCGTGCTATATACGGAGTGGATGCCACCAACTTCATATTGACAGGCTTCGCCATGGGAGATTGTGAGAGGACATTAAGTAATATATTTCCTATAGGCGATACGGCGACGGAGGAGAATGTTCGATGTACAGTTAAGGAGGTTTTACGTAACGGTATACCATTTTGTTTCGACTATGAAGACTTTAATTCACAACATAGTACAGAAGCAATGAAGTCAGTGCTTGAGGCATACATCTTAGTCTTTGAGAAAAGCTTGTCACAAGAGCAGCAGGCTGCTTTGGTGTGGGCGATTGATAGTCTCGATGACGTTAAAATCCGTGATGATAAACAGAGGTGGTACAAAACAAGTGGTACATTATTATCAGGCTGGAGACTGACTACATTCATTAATACAGTATTAAACTATGTGTATATACAGCTATTGGATACACCGATTAAAGTGTCCACTCATAATGGTGATGATGTACTGGCTGCCGTCACAAGGTTTTCTGATGTACAGAAATTAATGTTACGTGCTCACAAGCATAAAGTGAGGTTTCAACCGCAAAAATGTTTTTTGGGCGCTACGGCAGAATTTTTGAGGATAGACCATTCTCGGCCTGGAGCTGGACAATACTTAGCACGATCTATTTCTACCTATGTGCATGGCCCAACAGAGGCTGCACTACCTAACAATGTGTTAGACTTACTAAAAGCTACGACTGAGCGCTGGCGTGAGATAGAGGAAAGGCATGGTTGTATTGAGAACCTACAGGCCATCCATAGAGAAACAATAAAGTATATATGTAGAAAATGGCACGTGGAAGAAGACTTGTATGATAAATATTTAAATACTAATGTGTTATGTGGCGGCTTATCTAATGATGTAGGAGAAGAAAATTTTTTATATGATTTTAAGCTAGAACAGGTCAAGACAGATAAAGAAATAGATGACGCGGAGGTGCGGGCCACCACACAATTAAACCAAGCTGGACTTGACCAGATGTTTGGTAACGTTGATGAAGACGATTTGACGGACGGGGAAAACTACCCAGGTGCATATGAATATGCCCTAGGGTTGTCCCGGTCCCTGTTTTCAGGAACACACTTTTACCAGATATATAAATCAGTACTCAAGACATTGGAACTCAACCGGTCAAATATCCGGTTCAGAGTGAAGGTGTTAGAGAGGAACACAAACACGATAGACTATCTAAATGCGGTACAGAAAGGTACTCATAAGACCAGAGCTAGCTCAACAAGGGTGATGTTAGCGAAAGCTTGTGGTATACCTTTAGTGTCCGTTTATGATGAAGTCTATAAGATAAAGGACTTGTTAGCTGCAGAGAAAGATCTTGACAAAGCGTTAATGATCTACTCTTGAGCTAACAAGTCTCGCGGAGCAGTGAATACTGTGG